CGTGGGGGTCTTTTGTTTGTGGAGACGCCCTGAAAACCACCCAAGTTAGTTATCCTTGGATTGAACGTCAACCAAATGGTCTTGGCGGATCAGTGCGAATCCGTACAGGATGGTCGCAATGTATCCAACCGCGAAGTAACTCGGCCGGTCTTCACGCATCACCGTCACGCCTTTTTGCATGACCAAACTTGCGAATGATCGATGGAAAGCCATGTTGTGATGGATAACCGTACCGGTTGATGCAGGCCCTAAAATGTTCGTGGTCATATAGACTTCGAACGTATTTACGTGACCGATCAAACCGTTGTTTCCGCCGACCTGAGGAGCATCCTTTTGGCCAGTTGTTTGATAGTCCGTATACCGGGAAATCTGCACCAAGTTGTTATTCGCAGCCGGGCAAATGACGAAATATCTCTCTGTAAGAGGAGCATTCGCGTCATTCAAATATTGTTCCGCCCGGACGATGTTCGCTTCGGTGATTGCAACCGAACCGCCGCCGACGATATTCGTGGCTGAAACATACAGACCCGTCAGGTCAGTTTCAACGGTCTTATCGAGAGCCTCGCCCATTTTTTCCTGGTACTTAGGAGCAAGATCATACGCCGATTGAATGCCTAAGCGATACTCAATAGCCACTGAAGATTCCAGGTACCGGTTAATGTTAATGGCAACGGTACTTTCTTGCGGCTGTTGGAATGACGCTTGTCCTTGAGAAGCAATATTGCTTGACACAAGGTTGGAAATAAACGGCACATGGACGATGTTTCCGCCTTCGATAGCATCTTCATCGCGCCGATCGACGAGGCCAGCCATAACTTTGTTGCTTTCCCGTGCGATCTCCAGCTTTTTCGACCAGTTTTCCGGAACGAAGACTGCTCCTGAAAGCACGCCGACGTTCATTTGATTAGTTCCGAAACCCATATGAATCCTTTCTTGCAGCTTGCTTGTAGCTTACGCTGCCGTTATGGACTCACGTTTTTACTCCCTGCCATTGAAGGCTTTTCGGGAGCCGAGATGTCCTACATTACTACTATTAAATTACTACCGTTTTTCTTCGCGATCCCTGCGATCAATTTCCCGAATCCTGGCTTGGTTCTCTTTGAACTCTTGCGTTGAAAGATTCCCTTCGTAATACCGTTTCTCAAAGTCATCCTTCAATTGCGGTACCGTCGGTCGTCCAGTCATACCGCCGGATTGTTTCAGCACGCGTCCTTTGAAGCCTTCTTCCTGGCCGACTTCTCGGTTCGCCCGTGCAATATCGTCTTGGTATTTACCCTTTGTGTAATTAAATGCAAAGTCCAAATCCTGTTTGAAATTCCCCGTTTTCGGGAGAGATTCGTACGCTTTTGAGATTTCTCTGTTTAACGTACGGAAGATCGGATCTTGGTTATACTCAGACAATACTTTTTCCTGTTGTTCACGCTGCTGGACTTGTGTTAGCGGTTGAATCCGCTGTGAAATCCGCTCGTCAATCTTATCCAAGAAGAATTTAACTCCAGGGTCATTTTCCGCTTCTTCGGGATTGAATTCGGATTTCTGTTCCTTTTGAGACTTGAGCGATTGGAGTTCGGCTTCAAGCTTGTCAGCTCGTGCCCGTTCTTTTTCCGCCCATTTTTTAAAGTCTCGGGTATCCGTCGTCTCTTTGGTCTGCCGTTCGGTTGTTTCTACCGCCGTTTCAGTTCCAAGGAAACTATCGAGTGTGACATCCTCCTGAGATTGTTCGGAGCCGGCCTCGCTGCCGGTGTTTTGAATCTCTGTTTCGTCTGCCATACAAATCCTTTCTTAATCGCTTTTTTAAACAGGAGAGATAAACCTGTGAAAGTTATGGCTGGTAAGAGGAGCGGGAAGGAGGGGCAATCCCGCTCCTTGTATCAGCCTTGTATGGAAGACCAGTACACTAAATTGTCAATGAACGCCTTGATTGCTTTTAAATCAGCTTGCAATTGTCTAATCAGGAGTATGTCATTGCACTCAATCAGTTGGGTAGTCAATTCTTTGGACTTTTTGTCTAACACTTGGGAGACGATTGTAAAGCCTTCGGAATTAACCATCTGCCGGACTTTTTCAGCATTCCGCTTTTGCTCGTCATACAGTTTTTGCTGTTCTTCGGCGACTTTTGCTAGTTCATTCATTGCTGTGCCTCAGGCTGGAGCTGTTGACCGCTCATCGACTGTCCCGGCTGCCCCGGTCCTTGCTGTCCTTGACTTTGCTGTTGGATCATTTGAATCTGTTGCTTAAGCTGAGTAATTGCCTGGATGACTTTTTGCTGTTCAAGCGGCGGCATCGTTTTAAAGTTCGGTTGATTCGCTACTAAATTAAGTTGTTGAAGTTTCTGAGTCAATTGAGGCAAATACGACGCTTTGGACTTTTGGATTTTATTAAAATCATATCCGGAATATTCAAAAACGGCTTTCTTAACCGATGTCATGTCAAGCGACGGGTCTTGGGAAAAGAGTTGTAACAAATTGGCCGCTTGGGTAGCTAATGCTTGATTAGATTGGGCGATGGATGAAGCTGACGTGACGACGAAATCCAATTCCCCCTGAATCATTTCGTTAGTGATATCGGTCAAAGAATTATTGCCTTCGTCATCAGCGATTGCTAAGGCGATTTTATTCCCTTCCATGCCGATCCAATACCGTTTGTCCTGCCACAGATTGATAAGGAGTTTCCCGATTCTTTCGATATACCGATCGATATTCATCGCCTGAGGCATAAACCGCATCTTAATGGATTCCTGAAGAAGCTGAGCGTGAGCGGCACTTTGAACTTTATGCGCTCCGCCGCCTTTCGCTCCCGTCTGTTCAGGAATGGTCATCAGAATATCCGTCGCTCCGGTCACGTTCTGCATCGTTCGTCGGATCATCATCTGCTGGCCTTCGATCGACGGAGCCAAATCAGGAAGAATAAACGGTTCAAGATTATTGACTCCGTTCACAATCCACGGCAAACCCGCCATGAATTTCAAGGAAGACAGATCGACTTCCGCGTATTTATCAACCTTAATAGGAGGATTATTCCTCCGGATATAGTTGGATTTCTTCATCGCTTCCAAATCATTCAGTTCGATCTGCTGGGACGTAATCGGATCAATGAAGCTCATCGCCCAGAACGTATTCGGAAGTTTCTTATATGAAAGTTTGGCGAACGGCATGACATTGTTCGCAAACGGTGATTCAAACGGTTCCAAATCATCAAAATACGGATGAGGATTGAGAATGTGTTCTCCGTTAGCCACGATCACGCAGCCCATTTTTCTCTCGCCGCCCATAAAATCCATCATCCCCCAGCGTTCGACGACTTCATACAGGTTCCATTCTTCATCTTCTTTGCCGCCGTTTTTCGATTTTTCCGGGGGAAGACCGAGCTTTTTCATGTGTTCCCTACGATACGACTTATCGCCCAGTTTAGATTCTCCCAAGGAATCAATCGCGTCATGGTCCCAATTCGTTTCTTCCTTCATCTGCTTCTTCGTCATTTCCCGTTTGAGGTATAAGGGAAATTCATCGTCGAGTTCCAACTTTGCCGGGTGGGAAGAAATATTGTTGATGTCGATGGAGGTGATCAACGGATAGTTTTTCAACGGATTGGGGTTCCAAATAACTTTCGAAATATGGTCGCCGCATAACATGGATTCCAGTTCATCTACGACAAATTTTTCCTGGAAATCATTCGCGTCGAACGTATAAGAAATCATTGAATCCATCAATTTTGCCGGAGCGAAAGATTTTGGAGAGCGGGGGGAAACTTTGGATTGCGGCAGCGTCTGTGTCAAAATCGGCAACGTGTTATCAACCAACGTCGTCAAATATGGAACGTTCTCACGGATACCGTCAGCGTTCTCTATTTGGTCGACAGCAAAGAATCCGGTATAGAGTTCCAGACCGCGATTCCGCCTCTCTATAAGGGGCTGGAGAAGGCTCCGGGAGGCTTTGAATTGACGGTTTATTTCCGCTATGAGTTTCTTATGCGTCATCACTCTAATAATTGTTACAAAGGGTTTGAATAGTCAATTGAGATACGTATTTCTACGTAGAAATACTTACATCCATGACTCTCCGCGGCCCCGGATTCCGGCGAGAATCGACCGCTGCTGGGCATAGAGTTTGTCATTCTGACCCCGGAGGTCGGACATCCCATATCTGAGTGCATCCATCAAATCAGATAAATAATGGTTCGGGACGTTTAATACTTTTCCATCCTTGTCTGTTTCCCACATGTAATCTCGGTAGGCTCTGATCAGATTCACCGATTGCTTTGTCATCGAAATCCTTTGGTCTTGGACGTACTGGATTCCCTGTTTCACCGAATCTTTGCCTTTAATCACCGGGATAATATTAACCCCATAGCTTTTAATTTCAGCGATTGATTTCGGTTCCGCGGAGTCAGCTTTGACGAGAGCCGGAGGAACTGAGAGTAAAATATCCGCAATCTGCCGATTCGAAAGACCCTTTTGCAAGCAGACTTCATCCAAAATATACCCGCCATCATAATAATAAATCGCCACGATTGCCGTTGGGTCATTCGTATAGCCAAAATCCAAACCATATCGTTCAAGCCTAGCGTTGTGCGGTACCGAATCGATGATCTCCCAATCCTTATAAATCTTGCCCTCAAGATCGCCCAATTGCCCCAACCCATATACCGTCCACCAGGTTTTATTATTTTTGTGAGATTCGATTTCAGCGATTTCGGTCGCGCTCAACGACTCGTTGTCTAGATATGTTAAGGTGATGAAATCAATATCATCCCGTCGATTAAGCATCTCGGTGTAAAACCAAAACTCCACCGTAGGGTTCCAGTCGAACCAAACGATTTTTCTCGTCCGGCCGATTAGCTGGTCAACAATTTGATACGGAAGATAGTTCGCTTCGTTCACGAATAAAACATCCCTCCGGGGACCGTGCGCTTTCCCGTATGTATCCACTGAGAGGAATTCAATCTTCGTTCCGTTTGGAAAGGTAAAAAAATGCTTGGTTTCATTCCAAGCACTATCACTCCAATAATTATGCTCCCGCATGATCGTTTTGAAATCTCGGATCGCCCCGCCCTCAAGATGAGGATACGATTCGGACGCGATCGTGATCAGTTCATCTTTGGTGTTTTGCGCGTAATCGATGCACCATAAAAGGATTGAGATGGTCTTGGAGGCACTCATACCCCCGCAGACCGCCCTAATCCTTTTTGTCAGTTTGAGGATCTTTTTTGTTCCTGTTGTTGCTTTGAACAGATGCTCCTCCTAAGATCGGGATCGCAATTTCCCCGGAATGTTCGATGGCTTGTTTCGGCAGTCCCTCAGTCCGATTGGCGGTTTCCTTGAACTCATCCAAGTTTTCCGTCATCCGGTCGATTCTTCTCCATGCACCGAGTGCCGCCATTGTCATATCCGGATTGTCCTTTTTATAATCCTTGAACTCTGTATTCTTCATCCCTTTGAACTTTGCCAGCCAGTAACTGAAGCTGTTCCTGGAATCCCACGTTCCATGATGCTGGTGTTCAGGATGATCGCGAAATCCACCCCGACCAGTTTTATTGGTCGGAAACGGTCGTGGTTTTCCTTTTCGCCAACCTGCCACTTTCGCCATATTTATTCCAATTCTATTGTAACTTTAAGATTGCCTTCCGGCATACTGACAATCGGTTTCAATTTATCATGTTCATATTCGCCGACTTCCAAAATGACAGACCGGCTTCCGTCAATTCGTTTCTTTCCAATATCGATTGTATCCGCCATGAATTCAATGAGCATTCTCTTTTTCCAATTGCCGATCTATTTGCAGCAATTCTTCCAGCTTCTTTTTATACTGATTAAGGGCATACGTCAATCCCTCCACCTGTTCTTCCTTGATGAGCAGATCATTTTTAATCCTGTCCAATAATTCTTCCTGACTTTTTGACAGATTGGGAATCAATGACAGTTTCGCCCGTTTTTTGTGCATCCAGTCGGCGTTGATTTGTTCGCTGAGAATCGATAATTCCATGTCGGCGATGGTATTTTCTAATTTCTGCTTGAATGCGTAATTCACAATCCTCCTAGTAGTTCCAAATATTTTGGTTTCAACTGATCCCAACTAAGCGTTTCGGCATATTCGTTTGCCCAATCGGAAAATTTGCCCATGTTTTGATTGTATAACTCGTCCATCCGGATGGCTAATCTTTGGGGATCGGTATCGTAACAATTAACGATAGCTCCATGGGCTTGGATTTTCCTCGTGTATTGCGGTTCGATCATCATCTCCGGCGGCAAAAACTCATTCTGGGGAGGAACCTTTGGCATCAAGACCATCGCACCCGTTGAAAGTGCCTCTTGCATCTGAAGGGACTGTCCGCCGTACCGACGGGGCAAAACCAGACAATCTTCCGCATGGAGATACCAATAATTCGGATAATCGTAATCATCGATTTGAACATTTTCCTTCGTAGTGCTGAAATTCAAGGGATGCTGCGTGTGAATCTGGATGAAGGGATCTGTCTTCATGTACTGGATCGCCTGTAGAAAAATCTCCGTCCCGTTTCTGTCCTCGTACAATTGATGCCCGGCGATATGGTAAAAGGATCGAAGTTTACCCCTCCTTCTAAACCGCAATATGTCGCGGTTAATAGGAAACGGCAGATACACTGTATTCGGGTACGGTATCAGATCGAAGTTCCACATCGACGGAGCAATATACAGGTCGCATAGATCGTGTATCGGATCAGGGAGGAATTCATAGTTGAGTCTCAGAATGGTTTTGATTCCTCGGCTCCTCGCCAGACCGATAATCTTCCAATTATAGAATGTTTCTATCGAGAAAAGTACGTCAATTCCATTCAAGAAGATGTTCACTTCGTCATCCGACGGAATACCAGTGGTGAATTGGCAGTTTAGGCCATCGTATCGTTCAGGAAAATGACCATGTTCACCCCGGATGACTAAAACTTTGTCCGGTTTCAAATGACGAGCCACCTCCCACGTTTCAGCTCCCAATCCTCCATTGTCGCACCGGGCGATCAATCCCCACTTAGTCATTCCATTTGCTCCGGGTAGTACATGACGGCCAGTATTTTACGGAGTATTTACCAAACGGTTCAGAAAATTCAGGAACCTGTTCACTGCCCCATTTCGCGCGGCAGTAGTTGATCAGGCGTTGGGCATCGCCGCGAGCAAGGTTCGTTCCGTGAGCATACGCTTCAGGTTTCGCATCGCAAAAAATCTTCGTCACCCGAAATGCACCATACGCACGTTCTATCCGAATATTAAAGTCATAATCTTCCCATTGGCATGGATAAAAATTCTCGTCGAACCGGCCAACAGTATCAAAAATACCTTCATGGAAAGCAATCAAATGATACGAAAGTCCGGATTCAACTCTTCGTTCAAGTCTCCCGACTAACCCATCTAAACCATTGATAAAATCCATCCCCCCGGGTTCGCCAAACCTGACGGATGAGGACAAGAGGATCAACCAGTCAGCGTCACGTTTTTTCATCAAGTCAATTCCCATATTCCAGGAAGCGGCAACGCCCTTGTTTTGATCCGTATTGTCCACAGGGAAGATATTTTCGGATGGAATCTTACATGTTGTAAGGCATGCATCCAACCAGGCTTTATCGTTGTAGGGGACGCAAACGACGTAGTTAATAGTGGTACTCCTCATCATATTTGAGATCGTCTTGGCGGCCGTCAACGGTATAACTGCGTTTAATATTATCGCCTTCAGGGTGGAATACCCAAATTCTCCAGTTGTACCAACCCATCATGCCATGTTCCCGGCAATCAATCAGACACTTCGAATAAATATGATCTTCGATCATGCCGAACGCATCCGGAGCGAAATATTGGTAGAGCATCTGCTTGTAGAATTCCGTCCGGGCAAGGTGGGGACGCTGCGACCATTGCATCGTTTTTCTCATCGGTACGCCGTTCACGTATTCCACGGGACCGATCATCAATTCTTCATGTTCCGGGAGAATTCTCGCTTCATGGTGAAATCTGACGACGTTCGCTGTCCCTTCCAAGATTGTTTTAACCAGTTCATCCCAGGAGTAACCGAATTCAACATCAGAGCAGATCGGCGCGTCATGCTCCACGTAAAGGATGGTCGGGGTTTTAACTATCTTCAGTGCCTCCCGTGCCATGCCAACCTGATGAGTCGGTTTGTCAAACACCAGCGGTAAAACATTCTTCCATTCAACGTTGCATTTCCAAATCAGTCGCCGCGTATACTCTTCATAATCGGCTTTACGGTCAGAAAAGTGAGCATTCAGCCCATCAACCATAATAATGATTTCTGCTTCTGGAAGTTTCGCTCGAATATCTTGAATAGTTTGGTCGATAATCTCTGTAGATGGGTGGAGTTTGATCGTCGAAGTCGGGATTAAAACAGTAATAGTATCGTCAAAATCAATGCCTGAAACATCACGAATATCCTGTCGCAAGTTGTATGCCATCTGGCGTTTCATTTTGATCCACCAAGCAAAAGTTTTATTCGAGAGATGCTTCCAGTCTTTAAGGATATTCTTCATGTAATCCTTCATGCCGTTGTAGTCAGTCAGCGGATAAAACGGAATCGCTTCGCCAAAAAACCACTCCCAATAGCCAAGGTCGTACTTCATCACCTCAGTCACTTCATCGGCAATCGGGAAACACCCAGATTCCAACGCTTCAAACAATCGAAAAGTATCAGGAGTATGTCCCCCGGCTGGGCAAGGAGCGAGCTTCGCGTCAGCCAAATATTTCCAGTATTCTTCCTGCGGCAAGCCTTGTCCGAACCCTGTAGAACCCTTCAGGATGCCATTCGGCACGCTATCTAAGGCGGCAGCGCATAAATGCCTTCGCTTGTGGTTCAGTTGTCCGGCGAAGAACCAATCCAATTCCTTATTGGGAAGAGCCTGCGATTGCAAATATTCCCGCTGGCCTGGCGTATAGCCTGATCCCAACCGTCTGATTTCATGGCCGTATTTGTCTTTCGAATGCCTCTCCGGCCGGGGAGACATCACCCACAGGCGCATATTCGGATGATTGAGGAGTTCCGTTGGGAAAACACTTTCTTCATCACCAGTGAGCATTAAGATCACCCATTTAAACCGTGCGATGTCCTGGTTTAATTTCTCGACGTACTCGGTTTGCTGCCTCGCCGGCATGACAATAACGCAACCGTCTCCTTCAACCTCTGAAACATTGTTTCGATAGACAAACTCATATTGACGCTCCCAATGCCACATTTTTCCTTTAAAAAGGTCATGCAGCATCGTCTGATCCCAATATTCCCCGTTGATCCCGGAAGGAAGATCAGCCCGGTACTGCTGCCAAACGACATTTATTCGTTCCATAGATACTCCTTGCCAAGATATGTCACCATCGGCCAATACTTCAGGGAAAGTTCAGGATCGCCGAACGGAGTTTTGAAATGCTTCCGAATGTCATTCTCCTTTTCCGGACCGTGAAGGATGACGCCCCATTTCCTCTCAATATAGTCGATATTCTTCTGGTTGTCGGTTTGGATTCCGACTAAGTTAATTGAATGTGCCATTGTCGTGTCATGGACGAGAACCTGAACTTTAGTCGTCCGCTGGGAATACTCCGGATCAGGGAAGGCTTTCTGCATGCGGATCGAATAATCAATATCATCGTAGCCATAGGGTGAGAAATTCGCATCCCACAACCCGACCTTTTCAATGCACTCACGAGAGAAAGCGATACAATGCCAGCCGAAAACGCCGACTTGCTGCTGACTCTCCCATAACTTTTTATTCGACGCAGAAATACAGATATATTTCGAATCAAGCTGATCGATGAAATCCAATCCGCCGGCTTCAAAGCGAATCGCCGCCGACAATACAACAAGCCAGTCAGCGTCTTCCTGACGCATTTTCTGCACGCCGAGGTTATGTGAAATCATAATCCCTAGATTGTTTTTCGTGTTATCGATTTCCACAACATGTTTCCGGAAATCTGGGTGCATCGTCGCAACGCATTCGTCATAATATTGGCGGTAAATCCACGGGAGAACGCCGACCCACTTCATAATTCCGGCGTATCAATGTACTTCTGGGCGGCTTCAGGATTGCTCGGCCGGACTTTCTGGAAAAGCCAATGCTGTTCGTGATCCCAGGCAAGTCCCCGACCTTCGTACCCTAGAGCAAAAAGATAATGCCTGAGTTCGTGGGGCCAACGATTGTATCTCACCCGAATCGAATCATCATGGACGGAAATATAAATAAGCGGTGATGTTTGCGTGAGAATCTCTTTCGCTCCAGCCACTACGGAGAATTCCGATCCTTCCACGTCCATCGTGATGATGTCAGGATAACAAAAAAATTCACCGATAAAATCAAGGGTCAATTCTGGCGTGTTACTCGCTTCCTCGTTCAGGTGGCGGAAACTTCTCGTTTCAATGAGTTCACCACCCGACGCTTTCGGCCAGATGCGGAAATCTTCTATATCGACGGGAAATTTATCAATCTGGCTAGCAAACCCGTTAAAACACGCGTGCGGCGTAACATTATTTGATTCAAAGCAATGCTTGATCCTCGGCCACATCGTCGGAGATGGTTCGATCAACACAACCTTCGCGCCTTTTTTCGCCATCAACGC